ACTATAACAAATACCTTCAAAGAAAAACTACAGAAAAATTTTCCAAAGGCAAAGTTAGTAGAAACTTATGCTATGACAGAGGCGACAGGCAACATTCTTTCAAACGGGGTATTGTCCCCGCACCTAGATGCAAAAATTGTAGACAGCGAGTTTGTAGTAAGAGGGCCTACTGTAACGCCTGGTTATTGGAATAGCGATAGTAGTAATTTATTTACAGAAGATGGTTGGTTGCGAACAGGCGATTGCGCTGAACAGCATGATGATAAGTTTGTAATAACTGGAAGAAAAAAAGAAATTATTATTTCAGGGGGTGTCAATATATATCCTGCTGAAATTGAAGAAGTCCTACAATCACACCCTGGCGTGCAACGAGTATCTGTTGTTGATACTCCTAGTGAAAAATGGGGTGACATTGTTACCGCTTATGTTATAGGTAATGTAAGTGAATCAGAACTAGACACATTGTGTAGAAAATCACTGGCCGCATACAAGGCTCCTAAAAGATATGTGTTTGTGGATAACTTCCCATTGAAAGAAAACGGAAAGGTTGACAAGTTAGCATTAAAAATGTTATAATATAAATATATTACCCGTTGACGTTTGAAGTAAAACGAGTTTGGACGGGGGTGCAAATCCCCCCGCCTCCACCAATAAAAGACAAGGGGGGCGTTTTAGATTCGACAGACGAGAGAATAGGCAAATCGAGGGTCGTCAGAGTAGACGCTAAAACTACCTTAAAATAAACGCTAACGATGACGTTTACGCCTTAGCTGCATAAGCTAAGTGAGGTATGGGCACCGCCTTATAATCCAATGGGCCCATTTACTAGGAGATGGTATGAATAAGTTTCTTATTTCTACAGCATTGATAGCAGCGGCTTTACTCGCTGTAAAAGTATTATTGACAGAAGATGAACCTGTGATACAAGTGACCCCTGTGAACATAGAGTTTAAGTTTGATTCGGGTCTAACATATAAAGAAGTAGAATGCCTCGCTCAAAACATTTATTTTGAGGCAAGAGGTGAACCACATATCGGTCAAGTAGCTGTTGCTTATGTAGCTTACAACCGAGTAAAGGATGATAGATATCCTGATACACTATGTACTGTTATCAAGCAAGGCCCTATATCACCTTGGTTTCTGACGGAACATGACAGAATAGTTCCTTTACGCAATCAGTGTCAGTTTAGTTGGTGGTGTGATGGACGTAGCGACCAACCAAAAGATATGTGGGCATGGGGTCGTGCTATGGACGTAGCTGCAGGTGTTATAAATCATAAGTATGAGGATCCTACTGACGGCGCCTTGTGGTATCATAATGATGAAGTAGATCCTAATTGGGCAGGTGCCATGTTAGTGACTACCAAAATAAACAAACACACTTTTTATATTATGGAGTAGTAAGTGAACGTAGAAGTTTTAACGAATGAAGTTATGTCTAACCCAGAAAAAATAACAGATACATTTTTAATAACAAAAAAATTTAATAGCCCTAGTGAATTTTCTCGGTACATAGAACAAGAAGCAGCAATAACAAACTCATCTTGTATGGATGTCTTAATTGATTTTTGTATAAAAACTGAAATTGAGGCCGAGAGCATTAACAAGATTATTAATAATAGTCTTAGATCTAAACTTGAAGCAGAAGCACAAGACTTGAATTTACTTAAGGTTAAGAGTAACAAACTACCTTTCTAATGACGGCTTTTGAAGTCTACAAATTATATGCGGCTTTACGGTTGCACTTTACTGATCCTAAGTATGATATTACTGTTACTAGGGGTCGTATAGGCAACCTAAGGGCTTCTTTTGAGAAGCGAAAAGACACGCAATATATGTATAAGTTAGCAAACACTTATACTCGCACAGAAATTATAAACATTCTTGTGGCCAACTTTATCACAGGCGATAATACGGCCAACATCTATACAGGTAATTTTGTAGATAATTACAAAAACTACTTGACAAGACGTAAAAGAATGTTGTATACTTTAGATACAGACTTAGATAATATCTTATTCAGGATGGAAAAGGATGAAATTAAGTCTTGTATGGAAGGGCAACACCCACTAATCTTCAGGATGTACATGGGTGGGGATATACAACTTGAAACACTTGTTATTATGGAAAAACTATATCCTTTTGTTGAAGATTATGCTAGTGACTTTGTATTGGAACACATTTGTTTACTAGTAAAAAAGTATAACCCCTTTGTTATAATAAACAAAGATGAAGTAAAACAGAGATTTGAAGGTAAAATTTCACAATGTCTAAATCAGTAAAAAGAAAACCTGAAGAAAAGAAAATTCATAGGGTTGGAAAAGAACATCCTGAAAGAGCAATCGATCAGGAACTAAGACGTATAAATAGTATTGAGGATCTAGAAGATATAGATCTAGATGAAGTCCTCGAAACATATACAACAAATACAACGCAAACACATTAATACAACGCTATATATCGCACATAAGGAGAAACATATGTCGTTCAATTCACTTTCAGACCTTCGCAAAGCTCGTGGCAATTTCGACCAACTGATGAAGGAAGTCGAAAAACTTGATGCACCACAACAGCGTCAGGATGATTCAAACGAGTGGAAACCCACAGTAGATCAAGCAGGCAACGGATACGCTGTTATTCGTTTTCTTCCAGCACCTCAGGGTGAAGATATGCCTTGGGTTCAGCTTTGGAATCATGGCTTTCAAGGTCCTACAGGTAAGTGGTATATCGAAAACTCACTTACAACCCTCAAGCAGACAGACCCTGTATCAGAACTCAACTCAGAGCTTTGGAACAGTGGTGTAGAAGCAAACAAGGAAATTGCTCGTAAGCAGAAGCGTAGGCTTTCTTATTACGCAAACATTCTTGTTGTTGAGGATTCAGGCAATCCTTCTAACAACGGTAAAGTATTCCTTTACAAGTTTGGTAAGAAGATCTTTGATAAGATCAAAGACGCAATGCAGCCAGAGTTTCAGGATGAGGCTCCAATGAATCCATTTGACTTCTGGGATGGTGCTAACTTTAAACTCAAGATTCGTCAGGTAGAAGGTTATCGTAACTATGACAAGTCTGAGTTTGCAGCTCCTTCAGCAGTAGCAGATGATGATTCAGCTATTGAGGCTATTTGGGGACAGCAACATTCGTTAGCTGCTATTGTAGATCCTAGCAATTTCAAGTCTTATGACGAACTCAAAAAGAAGTTGGACTTTGTATTGGGTAGCAGTGCCAAGGTAGGCACAGCAGAAAGCATTTCTAGTCAGACTGGAGACGCTGCTGATGATAACTACATGGAGAAGGTAACACAGATGTCAAAGGCTGAGACTACGGTTTCAGATGATGACGAAGATGATACACTGTCCTACTTTGCTAAACTTGCAAATGATGACTAATAACTAGTCAGACGAGAAGGGGGCTTAGGCCCCCTTTTTTATTTAGCGCCACTCCCAAGTGCAGGAGCAATTCTGCCTAATTGATACATTTCAAATACATTATTCTCAGGCCTGCTTCTTAAAGGAATAATACCTGTGCCGCCCTGATTGCCGCCGTTAACAGTAGTATTAGTGCTTTGATCTATGTTTTGAACGAGTGTTCCTCCGTTCATATTTCCCGGAGTCATAGCATAAATAGCATCACCTGTCATTCCGTATGTCGAAGTAGCAGGTTCTATGAGACCCCTTTCTTCCATCATAGGTCTCAATTCCGGATTTACTCTGGCAAGTTCCATTCTTGCTTCAGGAGTCATTGTTTCGGCTGCTTGCATTAAAGGTTCACTTAGTGAAGGATCTAACAGTGCAGCTGAATTTTCATTGATTGCTGCAGGTTCAGGTACCATATTCTCTATTTCAGCTAACCTTGCTCTTACTGCTGCCATATCTTCACCGGATAAATCATCATCATTGATAATAGCTTTCAATTGGTCAGCATTATTAGTTTGTGCTAATTTTTCATAATCTATTTCCGAATCACCAATAATATCTTTGTCATATAAACCACTAGATTTTGCATTATGTAACTCAAGCTCACCCATTACTAGTTTTTTTAATTCAGCTGTTGCCAATTGAACAATAGCAGGCAATCGCTCCCTGACCAATGGATCATTTTCTGGTCGTATCTCTTCACCGGTTTCCGGATCCCTATACACTTCTTTGTAAACTTCTCTTGCAATATCAGCAGCTCCTACTGTTATTGCAGTAATAGGACCTAAAGCGCCACTTGCAGCTGACATAGCAGCTCCAACAGCATCTCCGTTTATCATTCGCCAGGCTCCTTCACCCAAACCAATGATTGCTCCTGCAAAAGGAAGAGATTTAGCAATAACTTTTGGT